GAACCCGTGATCGTCGCCGAGACGGTCATTGCGAATCGCGGCAAATACGCGCGGTTCGAGGACGTGATGCATCAAATCTCGCCGGTGCTCGTGCGCAACGGATTCACGGTGTCGTTCTCGATGGACTTCCGCGACGGGCGCATCCTCGAAACCTGCACGCTCTCGCATGTCGGCGGGCACTCGCGCGCCAACTCGTTCGCGGTGCGCACGGGTAAGGCTGATTCCGATACGCAAGCCGACTGTAAGGCTGCGACGACGGCAAAGCGCAACGCGCTTCTCAACGCGCTCAACATTGTCGTGCGACAGGACGCGCTACAAAGCGAGGACGCAGACGCGTCGCTAGAGGGCGCGTTTATTTCGACGGAGCAGGTTTGCTATCTGCGCGAGCTGGTCACGCAAACCAAGTCGGACGTGGTTGGATTTCTGGCGTTCGCGGGCGCGGCGAAGTTCGAGGAGATCCCGCAGTCGCGCTACGACCGCGTGCTCGCCGCGCTGCGCAGAAAGGCGGGTGCAACGTGAACGTCACCGATTTTCTGATTGTCCTCTTTGCGTTCGGCGTGCTGCCGCTTGTGGGCGGTTACGCTCTCGGCTACCGCGCCGGACGCAAGCGCGGCGAGGCCGACGCATGGCTCGAAAACTATTTTGAGAAAGTCGAGCGCGACCGCGCGCGCCGCGAAAGCAACGGGCGATTCAAGTCCACGAAAGGAGCGGCGTCGTGAGCAAAGGAATCCGCGTTCGTTTACTGGAGCAGATTCAATCTGCCGCGCTCAATCGCCGCGCCGTAATTTGGAACGGGCTTACTCGCCCGAAGGCGGCGGCGTTCGTCATTTCAATGCAAGCTCGCACCGTGCTTTCGCTTATGCGGCGCGGTATGTGGATTTGGAACGTGCAGAAAAAGAAAGGGAGCAAATGAGAATCATCGACTGCAAACAAGGGACGCCCGAATGGTTGGCCGCGCGTCTCGGCAAGGTCACGGCGAGCGAAGTCGGCGCGCTCGTCTCGCCGCTCGGCAAGATCCGCACAGGCGACGGCCCGCGCACGTTCCTCTACAAGAAACTCGCCGAGCGCATCCTTGGCGTTCCGCAAAGCGATTTCACGTCATTCAGCATGGAGCAGGGCGTGATCGTCGAGGGCGAGGCGCGCGCGTGGTTCGCGTTCGAGCACAATCAGCCCGTGCGCGAGGTGGGGTTTTGCGAAAGCGACGACGGGCGAATCGGGTTCTCGCCGGACGGACTCATCGGCGACGAGGGCGGCATCGAGATCAAATCCCCTCAGCCCGCGAAGCACATCGAATACTTGCTCAACGGCGGCGTCCCCGAGGACTACGTTTTGCAAGTTCAGTTTTCGCTCTACGTCTCGCGGCGCGCGTGGTGGAAGTTTCTGAGCTACTCGCGGCAGTTTCCCGCGCTCGTCGTTCACGTCGAGCCGGATGCGAAATTGCAAGCGGCAATCAGCATGGCCCTCGACGTTCATCATCACGCATTTGATGCCGCACTTGCGCACATTACCGCGCTCAAATCCGCGCACGAAGACCCGAAGCGCCTCGCCTACGAAGCCAAGATTGCCGCATGGGAAGCGGGCGGACCTGTTCCTTGATTTTGTCAGCGAAAACAACCCAACGAAAGGAAACCAAACATGGCCAAGAAAGAAAAACCCAGCGCAGCCGATGCGCCCGCAAAGCCCGAGAAGCCGCGCGAAATCGAAATTGCGAGCGTGAAGCGCACGCGCAAATCCATCGTCATCGAATGGCGGCAAGGTGACGGCAACTACCGAATCGACGAACGCGACAACCCGTTGCCGACGTTCGGCGCGGCGATGGACGCACTCACGCCGCTCGTCAGCACGATCTGTCATTTCCCGAAAAGCTACGCCGAAAACGGGCTGCGCGTGACGGGCTTTGACCTCGACACGAAGGGCGGCGCGGTGACGGTGGCGCTGCGAGTTCGCAAAGACCTCGACGACGCCAGCAAGGAATTCGCGTTCGTCACGCCCGAACGCTTGCTCGAACAGCCGACCAAGGAAGGAAGTTACACGCCGCCGCTCGGCATTGAAGCGAGCGCGCTAGTTGCCGAGGCAATTGCCGAGGCGAAGAAATACGTGAAGGGCGACCGCGCGCAGGGTCAGATTGAGTTTGAGAACGACGGCGACGATGCCGAGGACGCGGACGAACCCGCGCTCAAACTCGACGCGACCGGGGCGCAGTAACCAGAAAACCAACACGCGCGGGCGGCGCGTTATCCGCCCTCAATTTTCCCATGCCTAACCAACACACTCGGCGCATTCCAAAGCGCCCCAAATCCAAAGGAACGGCACGCCTTGGCGAACTGCTCGGCAAGCTTGTAGAAGCTCAGGAGACAATCGCTATGCAAGCCAACCAACTCGCCGACGCACGCACGGGCGCGAGAGAGCTTGAATCGCTCTCGTCTCAACTCGACGACGTTCACGAAATTCTCGCCCGCAAAAATACCATCATCCGATTACTCGCAATGGGCGATTGCACGGCCCGCGAACTCGGACTGTCCGACAGATAATGTCTTGTCGCCTCTTCACGAAAAGACGCGAATGAGGCTTCTTCTTTACCGTTTCTTCTTTTTTTCGCGTCGGTTTTTCTGATGCGCCTAGTTCCACTCCTATGCAAAACAGTTCCACAAGTTCCACGCTGTCGGCCTACGCTGATTTCATTGAGGCCAAATCGCAGATCGGCACCAAGTCCGGCTTCTCGCCGATTTGGATGCCCGACTTTCTTTTCGACTTTCAGAAGTCGCTCGTCGATTGGTCCCTCGTCAAGGGCAAGTCCGCCATCTTCGCCGACTGCGGCCTCGGCAAAACTCCAATGCAGCTTGTTTGGGCTGAGAACGTAGTGCGCAAAACGAACAAGCCCGTCCTCGTTGTTTGCCCGCTTGCCGTATCCGCGCAAACCGTTCGCGAGGCTGAAAAGTTCGGTATCGAGTGCGACCGCTCGCGCGACGGTAAGGCCGGGAAAAATATCACCGTGACCAACTACGAGCGCCTTCACTATTTCAACCCGCAGGATTTTTCCGGCGTGGTCTGCGATGAATCCAGCGCGATCAAAAACTTTGAGGGCGAGCGTCAGAAGGTAGTCACGGAGTTTATGCGCATGACGCCGTATCGCCTGCTTTGCACCGCCACCGCTGCGCCAAACGATTACATCGAACTCGGGACGACAGCTGAGGCGCTCGGCGAGCTTGGTCGAATGGACATGCTCTCGCGCTTTTTCCGCAACGATGAGAACTCGAATCACCCGATATGGTGGGGCGCGCGCTGGCAGTTCAAGGCACACGCTGAGTCCTTTTTCTGGCGTTGGGTTTGTTCATGGGCGCGAGCGATTCGTAAGCCGTCCGACCTCGGATTCTGCGACGGTAAGTTCATCCTTCCGCCGCTTTACACGACGGAGACAGTGATTGAGAACAAGGCCGCGTTTCGCGGAGAGCTTTTCCCTGTGCAAGCCGAGACGCTACAAGAGCAACGAGAGGAACGGCGCATGACCATTGTTCCGCGCTGCGAGGCTGTTGCCGAGAAATGCGCGGCGCATCCTTCGTCGATTGTGTGGTGCCATTTCAACGAGGAGGCCGACCTTTTGGAGAAAATCATTCCCGGCGCAAAACAGGTGCAGGGCTCCGACAGCGACGAAGCGAAGGAGGAGGCGTTCCTTGCCTTTGCGGACGGCCAATTGAAGCGGCTAATCACGAAGCCAAAGATCGGCGCGTTTGGGCTGAATTTCCAGAACTGCCACCACATGACTTTTTTCCCGTCCCACTCGTTTGAGCAATACTACCAAGGCGTGCGCCGCTCGTGGCGTTTTGGCCAAAAAAGCCCCGTCACCGTGGACATAATTACGACGCAGGGAGAGCTAGGTGTCCTCCAGAATTTACAGCGGAAATCAAAAGCCGCATCCGACATGTTTGACATGTTGGTGCGCGAAATGACGAACGCGATGAAAGTCGAAAGAAACTCAACCGCTAACTCAGAAATTCAAATCCCAACATGGCTATAACAAACAAAATCACCGACCGTTTCGCGGTCTACAATGGCGACTGCATCGAAGTCACAAAGCAACTGCCCGACAATTCGATTCACTTCTCCGTTTATTCCCCGCCGTTCTGCGGCCTCTACAATTACTCGTCCGACGAAAAGGACATGAGCAATTGCCGAAACGCCGAAGAGTTTTTCAAGCACTACGAATTTCTCATCAAAGAAAAGCACCGCATCACCATGCCGGGTCGTTTGTCTGCCGTGCATTGCTGCGACATTCCCGCCAAGGGTGGCGCGCTGCGCGACCTGCCCGGCGACATTATCCGACTACACGAGGCGAACGGGTGGAAGTATCACGCGCGCTATGCGATTTGGAAAGAGCCGTTGCGCGTTGCGATTCGCACGCGCTCAAAAGGTCTGACGCATCGCCAGATAGTGAAGGATTCGACGCACTCAAACAACGCGGGCGCTGATTACATGGTCGTGTTTCGCAAGGAAGGCGAAAACCCATGCCCCGTCACGCACCCGCTCGGGATGAACGAATACGCGGGCGAGCGCGAAGTTCCGCTCGGCTTGAAAGAAAAGTTTGCCGACTGGAAAGACCCACAGACCAACAAACTCGCGCATTGGATTTGGCAGCAATACGCGTCCGCGTTTTGGGATGATATTCGCATCGGGCGCGTGTTGAGCTATAAACACGCGAAAGAGAAGGACGAGGAAAAGCATTGCCACCCGCTACAACTGGACGTGATTGAGCGTTGCGTGACGCTGTGGACAAATCCCGGCGAGAAAGTGTTTACGCCGTTCATGGGCGTAGGCTCTGAAGTTTACGGTGCGGTGAGCATGGGCCGTCTCGGGATTGGCGTTGAGCTTAAGCCGAGCTATTTCCGGCAAGCGTTGGAAAACCTGAAGTCGGCGCATCTTCCGAAAACGGACCAAGGCGGATTATTCGCCGATGCTGCGCCCGACGAGGACGCCGTTGAACCCATTGACGAAGCGCCATGAAAGACGATGCCGCAATGAGAATTGCCCGCGCGCTCGTGCAGGCAAAGGCGGATTTCCCGAAGGTAAGACCGGG